CTTCCCCTTCCACGCGCGAACCGGAGGACACCGACATGCGCGACTTGATGAACAGCCTTCACCCCGTCCCGTTGATCGCCCCCGTGGCGGCGCGAACGGACAATACGGCCATCGTGTCGTCGATCATCGACACGCGGGGTTACAATTCCTGCACGCTGGTTCTGGTGACTGGCACGAATACCGACGTCAACGCGACCTTCGCCGTGCTGGTGGAAGATGACGACGCAGCCGGATTCGGCACCGCCGTTGCGGTGGCGGATGCTGATTTGATCGGCACCGAAGCCCTGGCCGGCTTCACCTTCGCGGACGATGTGGAGTGCCGCAAGATCGGCTACGTGGGCAACAAGCGGTATGTCCGCATGACCGTGACGCCTTCTGGCAACGACAGCGGCAACATCTTCATCGCGGGGGTTGCCATCCTTGGGCATCCGACGATGGCGCCGACTGCGAACCCGCCGCAGTGATGTGACTTGGCGGGGCCTTGAAGCCCCGCCTTTCTCTTTTCGCGAGGTGCTGACCATGCTTGTTCCGGTTCGCACCGTGGCGCCTGCTGTTGATGTGGTGAGCCTCAACGAGGCCAAGGCGCATCTGCGCGTTGAACACACAGCGGAAGACACCCTGATTACCGCGATGGTCGCGGCGGCAACGCAGCACCTAGACGGGTGGTCCGGTGTGCTTGGGCGGTGTCTGGTGACGCAGACATGGCGGCAGGCATACAGCGGCTTCCCTGCCGGCTCTACTCTGCGCCTGCCGCTGCCTGACGTGCAGTCGGTGACGGTGGCCTACACGGACCCTGCCGGCGCACCGCAGACCGTCAGCGCGGCAGATTACCATCTGGTCAACGATGTGTGCGGTGGGGCGGTGGTGCTTGCCTCTGGCGCGTCATGGCCGTCTGCGGCGGATCGGCCGGACGCGGTGAGCGCCACCTTCGTTGCCGGGTATGGCAATGCTGCGGCGGTGCCCGCGCCGATCAAGGCTGCGATCTTGCTACATGTCGGAACGCTCTACGAAAACCGCAAATCGGTAACTGACGACGCGATGGCGGTGCTGCCGTTGGCTTATGACGCGCTCATAGCGCCGTATCGCAAGGTTGGGGTCTGATGACATTCGTTGTCCCCCTCCCTGTGCCGCAGACGGTGCCGGTGTCGGTCGCGTCGCCGGATTGGCTTCGCTATCAGTTTATCGCTTCGCTGGCGCGCCGCTTCGGCTGGACGCGCGGCGCGGAGTTGGGCGTATCGGCCGGTCTGACGACGCAGCATCTGCTTCGGTCGTGCCCTGATCTGTATCTCATCGGCGTTGACGCTTGGATTGAGCAGCCGGACAACGCGGGGCCTGAGACCTATACCGAGTGGAACCACGGCGTGCATGAGCGCGAGGCGCGCCAGGTGTGCGGCGTGTTCGCGGATCGCTGCACCCTCATCAAGGGTTGGACGCATGAGGTTGGGGCACGGATGGCGCCGGGTTCCCTGGATTTTGTCTGGATTGATGCGGACCACAGCACCGAGGCGTGCAGGCGGGACATCTTGGTGTGGTCGCGGGCGCTGCGGCCGGGCGGGTGGCTGTTGGGGCATGACATCAACTGGCCCACGGTAAGGGCCGCCGTTGATGATCTGGTGCCCGGCTATGAGATCGGGCCTGACGTGGTGTGGTTTCGCCCGCTGATGCCGCGCGACGGGTGGCAGTGGTGGCGGTAGCGATCCAGCCGGGTGACCTTGACCAGCGGGTGCGCGTAGAGACGCAGGCGACGGCCGCAGACGGCTACGGCGGTGGTGCGCTGACATGGACCCTGCTTGCAGAGGTTTGGGCGCGTGTGCGGCCCATGTCGGGGCGGGAGAGGGTAGAGGCGGCGGCGGTTGAGGCGCCGGCCCTGTATCGCTTCGTGATCCGCCGCCGTGGGGATCTGACTGAGGCGGCGCGGCTGGTGTGGAACGGGCACGGCTACAGCATCCGGTTCATTGCGGATGGTGGGGGCCGCGACCTCTACATGACAATTGATGCAGAGCGCGGGGTTGCGCTGTGAGCGGGCGCCGGTCCCGCGTTGAGATTGACCCGAAACTGCGCCGGCTGTTTCAGCGGATGGAAGCGGACGTATCTGCGCCGGTCAAAAAGGAATTGGTCGAGAGCGGTCATCGCCTTTTCGATGCGGCGGCGCGCGGGGTGCCGCGCGACACAGGCGAGTTGCGGCAAAGCCTAGGTCTGCGGTTTGGGGCATTCTCTGTCGAAGTGGGGTTTGATCCAAAGCGGTTCCCTGCACAGTGGAAAGTCGCCGGCTGGCGCGCGCACTTCGTCCACAACGGCACCAAGGGGTCGGCGGCGCACAATATCCCGCCGCAGCCGTCGCGGCCGTTCCTGCGCAATGCGTGGGATCGGCTCAAGGGCGAGATCATGGACCGCCAACGACAGGCGGTAGCGGACGCGCTGAAGAAGACCAGCGGGGGCTGAATGTCGGATGCATCGTTGACGCTACAGGCCGGCATTTATGCCGCGTTGACGGCTGCGCCATCCATCGGCGCGGCGGTCTATGACGCGGCCCCGCAGGCTGCGGCGTATCCGCATATCGAGATTGGCGACGGTCTCGCCATGGACTGGTCAGCGGCGCTTCTGCGCGGGGAACAGCACCGCGTCGATATTCACGTCTGGTCTCGATACCGGGGCGCGAAAGAACTCAAGACGCTGATGGCGGAAATCAAGGACCGGCTGCATCACGGCGTCATCGCTGACGGCGGATCCGAATGGGAAGACGTCGATTGGTGGGGCGGCGGGCTGGCTGGCAATCGGCTGGTTGAGTTTCGGTTTTCCGATGCAGAGACGATGACCGATGCCGATGGCCTGACGCGCCACGGGATCATTCGCTTCATTGCTATCACAACAAAGAGTGCCGCCTGATGTGGATCACGTTTGTTACCCGCGCCAGCCGCATCTTCAAGGACCGGACGGCGTTCTACTACCAGCCCGGCAATACGTTTGACCTGCCGCCAGAATGGGCCATGCAGCACATCGCGGCCGGCGAGGCGCGCGAGGCAGGCGCGCCGATGGTGCCTGTCCCCGATGTGCCTTTCGTCCCGCCATCCATGGGCGATGACATGCTGACGGTTGCCTGCGTCTGGAAAACGGGCGGGGGCTACAACACGCCTGAATATGTCGAGAAACTAGCGAGCATGGTGTCTCGGCATCTAAGCGTGCCGCATCGCTTCGTGTGTCTGACTGACCATCCCACGCCGATTGCGGGTGTCGAGACCATCCCGCTTTTGCACGGCTGGCCGGGGTTTTGGTCGAAGGTCGAGTTGTTCCGGCCGGGGCTGTGGAGCGGGCCGGTTCTTTACATTGACCTCGACACCATCATCTGCGGCTCAATCGACGCCATTGCGCAGACGCCCGGCAACGTGGTGGCGCTGTGGGATTTGCAGCATGGATGGCTGAACTCATCCTTCCTGATTTGGCGGGTCGATCTGTCGTGCGTCTATGACGCGATGATGGCCGATCCTGCTGCCGTCATGCGCCAATACGAGACGGGCGACCTGTGGGGCGACCAGGGGCTGTTGCAGGCCACCCTGTCGCGCAAGTCGATACCCTGGACATGGATTCAGGAAGCGCACCCTGACGGGCTGTGGTGGCATCCCAACTCCATGCGGACCCTGCCGGCGCCGGACGCGGTGCGGGTCGCGCTTTGGTATGGCCACCCGAAGCCACACGAAATCCGTAGCGCATGGGTGCTGAAGCACTGGCGTTGACGCAAGGAACACGTCGCGTCGCGGCGTGATGACGGCCCGACAATCGGGCCACCCGCTCTTAGGAGATCATTATGAGCGAGACCACCGCCTACAGGGGCCGCGACGCGCTGGCGAAGATCAGCGCGAACGGCGGTTCCACCTTCACCACGGTTGCGGGCATCCGCACCAATGGCGTCACCCTCAACAACGAGCCGGTTGACGTCACTAACGCCGGGTCGGGCGGCTTCCGCGAATACCTGGCGGACGGCGGCGTGCAGTCCATCAGCATGAACATCGATGGCGTGGTTGTGGACGACACAGCTTTCGAGGCCATGCTGACGCAGGCGAAGGACCGAACCAAGGTGTTCTATCAGTTCGCGTTCGCCAATGCCGGCACGATCAAGTCGAAGTTCGTCATCACGTCGCTTCAGATCACGGGCTCATACAACGAGGCGCAGACGTTCTCGGCGCAGGTCGAATCCTCCGGCCCGGTGACGATCACCCTGCCGACCTGACCCCGGCTTTCACCCCAGCGGGTGCTTCGGCGCCCGGCTTCATGCCGCGCGCGCGGCGGGCGGCGGCGTTCTGGGGTACGTCGCCGCCCACCTTTCCCCAGAAGGATGAGCCAACATGGCAAACAAACAGCGCAAGGAAGTCGCCATCACACTCGATGGCGTAGAATTGGTGTGCCGCCCGACCCTCGCGAAGATCGGCGAAATCGAGGGGCGGTTCGGCCCGGCGATGGAGGTGCTCCGCAAGATCGGCAGCGGCAACGTCGCCATCGTCGATCTGACGGCGCTCGTGCAGATCATCGTGCGCGGTGTGCCGGGGGCTCCGGCCGGCAAGGACGTGCAGGAGATGGTTTTCCAGGCGGGTGCGTTCAGCCTGGCGCCGCAGGTGTCGGAGTTCCTGGCGAACGCGATCACGTCGGACGAACCGGCCGCGGCGGACGCGCAGGCGGGAAACTGACGCCCGGCGCGCCGAGGCCGCTCCCCTATCGCCGGCTCATGGAGCAGGCGATGGGCTGGCTTCGGTGGACGCCGGAAGCGTTCTGGGGCGCCACCCTGGCCGAGGTGACGGCGGGGCTGGTCGGCTTCGCCGAGGCCAAGACGGGGCGGCGCTCCTCTGCGCACAACCCCACGCTTGAGGGCCTGCTCGATATGGCGCGGCAGGCGAGGCGCGAAGAGATCAGGGCGGATCGGAGCAGGATTTAGGCGCTCGTCAGGCCGCCTTCGTAGGCAGCCAATGGGCCGTCTCTTACCCGAGAAAAGGGGGCGTGAATGAGCGGAACGACTTCCGACGTCGGGCGCCTTCTTGTCCGCATCGAGGCGACCACTGCCCAACTGCGCGGGCAACTGAGCGCCGCGCAGGGCGATATCGACAAGTTCACGAAGTCCACGCAGCAGAAGCTCTCGGGCTTTGAGCGCGCTTTCCAGGCGGTTGGGCAGAACGCACTTCGGAGCATTACCGGCATCGCTGCCGGGGTAATCGCGGTCAATACCGTCACGCAGGCGCTCAGTGGGATGGTGCGCGCGGCGGATCAGGCGGCGCAGGCGAGCGCGCGCATCGGTTCCGCGATGGGCGATATGCGCGCGGGCCGCGAGGTGTTCGACACCATCGCGCGCTCCGCGCAGCGCACGGGCACGAGCGCGACCGACGCGGTTGATGCGTTCCTGCGGTTCAGCATCGCGACGCGCCAGATGGGCGGCACGCGCGCGCAGGCGCTGCAACTCACGGACACCATGCAGAAACTGGCCGTGGTATCCGGCACGTCTGGTCAGGCGGGCGGCGCTGCGATGATGCAGTTGGGCCAGGCGCTTGCGTCAGGCCGGCTACAGGGCGACGAACTCAGATCCATCCTTGAGAACATGCCGACGCTGGCCGAGGGGCTGGCGCGGCAGTTGAATGTCTCGGTCGGTGCGCTACGCCAGATGGGGACCGAGGGCAAGTTGACCTCGGAGCGGGTTTTCGCGGCGATCCTGCGCATGGCGCCGGAAATAAACCGGCAGTTTGCCGAAATGCCGCTATCTGTGCAGCGCGCTACGGTGTCGCTGTCGCAGGCGTGGGACAACCTGACCACGCAGCTTGACCGGACGCTTGACGTCACGGGGCGGATTGCGCGCGCGACGCAAGGCGCGGCGGATGCGGTGCAGCGGTTCGCGGATCGGCTGGTCCCCGAGGGTGCCGAGGACGCCTTGCGCCGTGTCCGCGAGGAAATCGAGGCGATCACTAAGGCCGAGCGCGAGCGCACCGAGGCTTCGCTTCGCGCGCCGGCTGGCCGGAACTCCATTCGCGGCGGTCTGGTTGGCACAGCCAACGGCGTTTATAGCGACGAAGCGAATAACGCGCGGATGGCGGCGCTGCGTGAGCAGGAAGCCGCGCTTGCCCGCGTGGTTGACGCGGAGCGGGAACTTGCTGCGCATCTGGCCGCGAATGAGGCGCTGACCGCATCGTTGCAGGCCGCTGAGAACCGCCGTCAGCAGACGCTGACGCAGGTGCAGGCGGCACAGGAGGCTCTGAGCGGGACCAACTCCAAGACTCAGGAGCAAATGGCGGCCCTGCGCCAGATCGTTGAGGCTGGCGCGGGGGCGTTCGCTCAATATGGCGTGTCGGCTCAGAACGCCTCCGCTATGCTGTCTGCGCTTGAGTCCCGCGCCAGCGCGGCGGCTGGCATTATCGCCGGTCTCAATCTGCAACTGGCGCAGGTCCGCGCGGGCGGCGGCGTGGAAGCGGCCGTGCTTGGCGTCCGCAACTCACTTGCCGGCATCGCGGGCACGCCCGAAGGCATTGCGCAGATCGAAGAGGCCACGCGCCTCACGCGCGAACTCGCGGCGGAGCAGCAGGCGGCGGCGCTTTCGGCGGAGCAGATGCAGTCCCGCATTGCGGCTGCGCGGGCCTCGGGCAACCGGGCGCTTGCGGCGAGCCTCATCTATCAGCAGACCGAAGCGCAGGCGCTCCGCGATGGCGCTACGGCGTCTGTCGCGCGTGAGCGGGCAGAGATTGCCCGCACTGCCGCGCTGAGGGAGGGCACCGCGGCGGGCGGCGCGCGGCTCCAATCTGTCGAGCGTGTCCGATCCGCATTGCAGGAGGAAGCACGCAGCGCCGAGGCAGCGGCGCAGGCAGCATCCCAGGGCGCCGGGGCGCAGCGTGCCGCCAGTGAGGCCGACAAGGCCCGTGCTGAGGCCCTGAAGGTCGCTCGCGACGGCACCGAGGCATACAACCGCGCCTACGCCACGTTCCTGGCGCTGGTGCAGCGCGGCAGCCGCGGCGAGGCCCAGGCCGATATTGCCCAGCGGACCCGCGCGCTGCGCGAGGACATCGCGCTGATCCAGCGCGAGACGGAACTGATCGGGGCGCTGCCGGGGCATCGCGAGGCCGAGATGGCGGCCCTTCGTGTCCGCAACGAACTGATCGCCTCGGGCAAGAACTACACCGAGGACGAAATCCGGGGCGTGGAAGCCCTGGTCCGCGCGCGTGAGATGGCCGCGCAGACGCAGCGCGAGATCGAGGATCGGCTGCGCCAGGTGCAGCAGACCGCCCAGGAAATCTCCCGCGACGTGGCGACCGTGTTGTTCGAGAGCATGACGAACAACGGTAAGGGCGAGAGCGTCGTTGACTGGTTCAAGGCCCTGTTCCGGCGGATCGCCATCCAGGCGTTGCAGGCGAATATCATCCTGCCGATTACCCAACAGATCGTTGGCGCGGCGCCTGGGCTGTTCGGCATTGGCGGTGCCTCGGGCGGTGCGGCGGCAGGTGCTGGCGGCGTTGCCGGCGGCGGCGGTCTGCTCGGAGGGCTGGGGCAGGTGCAGCAGTTGGGCTCGCTGTTCGGGATGGGCGGCGGGTCGGGGGGCGGGGTGCTCGGCGGCATCATGGGCACTCAGCTCTGGGGCGGCACCAACGCCGCGCTCGCGGCGATGGGACCCGGCGTATACGGCCCCGCGACGCCGGCCATGGTCAGCGCGGCAGGTGGCGCGACCATCGGCGGCCTCCTGGCGGGGGTCGGCGGCGGCTACATGCTCGGCAGCACGATCGGCGGCTTCGTCGCGAACAGCCCCGCGAGGAAGCAGAACAGCCAGATAGGCGCGGCTGGCGGCGCCGCGGCGGGCGCGGTCATCGGGTCAGTGATTCCAGGGGTTGGAACGGTCGTCGGTGGCCTGGTCGGCGGTGCTCTCGGCGGCGCTGGCGGCGGCCTCATCGGCCCCGGCAAGGGGTTCTCAGGCGGTGATGTATCGATCGGCGTCGGCTCCGATGGTGTCTATCGCATCCGGTCCTCGGGCGGGAAGAACTGGGATCCCGGCGGCGCCAACAAGCAGGTGCAGGACAGCCTCAACCAGATCAACGACCTGCTCCGCGCGGCTGGCGTCAGCATCGTGGGCTATGGCGACAACACCGCCAGCACCATCGGCTTCGGCCAGTCGGGCAAGATCGGCGGCCCGACCGAGATGTTCAACGCCACGCGCGAATACATGCGGACCAGCAACGAGACGCTGGCGAAGGTCATGAAGCAGGCGTGGTTTCAATCATTCGAGGATTTGCAAGTCATCCTCCCCTACGCCAACGACAACCAGAACCTCCGCAACCTGATGGATGGCGGCAGCATCCGCAGCCGGGACGACTTCAACCGGGCGTCGGACTTCATCACCAATCTCTATGACCCGATGAACAAAACGGCGCGGGAAAGCACGCAGCTTGCCGAGAACCTGCGTGCGGTCGCGGCGCAGTTTGATCCCGTCATCAACCAGGCGCGTGAGTATGGGTTGCAGACCCAACTTATCGAACAGAACCGAGGGCACGCCATCGAGCAATTACTGAAGCCCCTGCTTGATGTGACGAACAAGACGAACCTCTATTCCGATGCTGTGCAAGGGCTGTGGAAGGAATACGAGGCGGCGATTAAGGCTGCTGGAGACCTTGGGCGGTCAACGGCAGACCTCTACGCCGCATGGGATACCGCACGCGAGAACATGACGAGCCAGTGGCGCGCGCAGTTTGATAATGCAATGCGCGAGGCCAATGACCAGGGGTTTATCACCCAACTTATGGGGCTGCGTGAGCAGTCGAACGCGACGGCCTCGGCATTCGCTGGTCTAGGCCGAGACCCTATCGCGCTGCTGGCGGCACAGATGAAGCAGGTGGTCCGGGCGCTTGACGACGCGCAATTGGACCAGGTCATCGCCTCCCTGGCCGGCATTGATGACCTCGCGGTCTCTGTCGCGCGGCAGCAGAAGGACGCGCTCGAACTTGAGCGGCAGAGGACAGCCGAGATTGAGGCGCAGCTTGCCCTGACGGAGCAGATCACCGCGCAACTCAACCAAGGCGGGAGCATCCGCCAGTGGATCAATGCGCAGCGATCGAGCGGCGGCGCCGGCCTGTCGCCGCAGATGGCGCTCTCGGCCGCCCAGTCCGCATTCGGCGAGGATCTAACCCTCGCACGCGCGGGGAACCTTGATGCACTCGGCCGCATCACCGGCAGCGCCGACGCCCTGATGCGCGCTGGCGGCGCCATGTATGGCAGCGGCCCGCAGGGTGCCGCGCTGCGCGAGATGGTGCTGAGCAGCCTGGAGAACCTGCCCGCCGTCAAGGGTTTCGACGAGCAGATCCTCGCCGCGCTCAAGGCCCTGGGCGGCGGCATCAATGTCGAGGTGGCGATCGAGACTGTCCGAACGATCCAGGAGCATCTGAACCTCCTGCCGGATGCGGAGCGCGCGCAGTTGATCCAGGCGCAGGAGGTCGTGCGCCTGGTGGAGGAGAAGCTCGGTCGCTTCCTGACGCCGGCCGAGCGGACGGCGCTGATCCAGGCAGCGGAGGTGGAGCGCCAGATATCGCAATGGCTGGGGCGCGACCTGACCTCGGCCGAGCGCGCCTCCATCCTGCAATCGGACTCCGTGCTACGCCAGATATCCCAGGCGATGGGGCGCGAACTCACGAACGCGGAGCGCACCCGAATCATCCAATCAGCGGAGATTCTCCGCACGGTGGAACAGGCGATCGGTCGCGACCTCACCGCCGCCGAGCGGTCGGGGCTGATCGCGGCGGGGACAGTCATCCGGGCAGTGGAGCAGCAGCTTGGGCGAGCGCTGACGCCAGCGGAACAGGCGCTGATTATCCAGCCCGGCACCGTGCCGCGCAGCATCACGCAGTTGATCGGCCTTGCGACCGGCAACCCCCTCATCCCTGGCGGGAGCGTCACTCGGGACGTGCGGCAGAATGTCGAGACCACGGAGACGATCGAGATCAGCAGGTCGATTGATCAGGCGATCCGCGCGTCTCTCGACACGCTCAACTACACGGTGCGCGAGCACCTTCCGTTCCTGGTCAACCTCCTTCCGATGCAGCAGTTTCTATATGTGATGCGCGAGATGATGCGCGGGCAATGGGGCGGCGTGCGCGTCACGACGCCGAAGGCATCCGGGTCCGCCAACGGTCGTGACTTCGACACCCAGGTATATGCCGGCAACGGTGCGTTCATCACCCTCACGGCGTGGGACATCGGCAACTGGGGAACCACGCTGACGGTGAACGCAGATGGCAACGCCTTTGCCGGCGGCCGGGTGATCCCCTTTGCCAAGGGCGGATTGCCGGAGATGACCAACATCCCGACCTACGCGCCGATGGCGCTGTTCGGGGAGGCCGGTCCCGAAGCGATCATGCCGTTGTCGCGAGGCAAAGACGGGAAGCTCGGCGTTGCGGCAACCGGCGCGGGCAATGCGGAAGTGGCGGAAGAACTCCGGCTGTTCCGCCGCCAGTCGGCCATGGAGACGATGGCGCTGCGCGATGAACTGCGCGGCGTGCGGGCCGAAATGGCGGACATGGTGGCGAACCAGCGTCGGGCGAACGCGGCGTGAGTGATAGCCTCGTCTATCTGGTTGAGATGGTCGCGCACGACGGCGCGGGCACGCTCACGCTGCGCTATTCCAGCGACAGGGGCACAACGACCGGGCCGGCTGAAACCCCGGCCAACGCCTACTTCGCGCCGCGCATCGTGGAGCCTGCCAACTTCACCCGCACCGCGTTTTCGGACGCTCGAATTATGGGCGGCGGGACGGTCGGCTACGGCGAATTGATCCTGAGCAACGCTGACCAGGGGCTATCAGCGTTGCTTGACTACGGGCTTGACGGGCGGGAGTGCGTGGTTCGGGTTGGGCCGCCCGGCGCGGCCTATCCGGGCGGCTATACCGTGTTCCTGACTGCGACGATGGAACAGCCGGAAGTCGGGCCGATGCGCGCCACCATCCGGTTGCGCGACAAGGTTTCCATCCTTGAGCAGCCGTTGCAGGCGACGAAATACGCGGGGACCAACGTCCTCCCGAATGGCAAGGAGGGCACGGAAGCCGACATCAAGGGGCTGCCGAAAGTGCTGGCCTATGGTCGGTGCCGCTACCTGCCGCCTACCTGCGTCAATACCGCGCTGCTGATTTATCAGATCCATGACGGCGCCATTCATGCCGTAGACGGCGTGCAGGATATGGGGATCGCGCTGACCTTCGGCGCGAACCGCGCGAACCTCGCCGCGATGGAAGCCACGGCGCCAGCGGCGGGGCAATACGATACATGCCTATCTGAGGGCCTGCTGAGGGTCGGGGCGATCCCTGCCGGGGTGCTGACCGCCCACGTGCGCGGAGACGCCACAGGCGGCTATGTGGACAGCGTAGCGGGCATCGTGCAGCGCATCCTGACGACGCGGGCCGGGGTGCCGGGCGGGGACATAGATGCTGCGTCTTTCACGGCGTTGGACGCGGCGGCGGGGCAGGAAGTCGGGATATACATTGCGACCGAGACAACGCGGCGGCAGGCGATCAACGCCATGCTCGCGAGCGTCGGGGCGTGGCTGGCGCCAACGCGCACCGGGGCTTGGCAGGTTGGGCAGTTGGTCGCGCCGGCATCGCCTTCGATCACGTTTACCGATGTCGAGATTATCAACATAGACCGGCGCGCGACCCGCGACGATGGGCGGGGCATCCCGCTGTTTCAGGTGATCCTGTCCTACGGGCGGAACTGGGCATCGTTTGGCGAGAGCGACATTGCCGGCGCGGTGCCGACTGCGACGCGCGCGGAGATGTTGCAGGAATGGCGCCGGGTGACGGCGATAGATGCCAGCGTGCAGACGAAGCACTTGCTTGCGACGGAACTGAGCCGCGAAACCCTGCTTGCGGACCCTACGGAAGCGGCGACGGAAGCGGCGCGCGTGCTGGCCCTGCACAAGGTCCGCCGCGACTTCGTGCAAATCACGGTTCGGATGCAGACGGACACGTTCACTCTGGATTTGGGGTCGGTGGTGCGGTTGCAGACGGCGCGGCTTGGCTATGGCGCCGGCCGGAACTTCGTTGTTGTGGGCATCACCTCTGATGGCCGCAGGCGGCGGCTGCAACTCGATTTGTGGGGTTGAGCATGGGCCTTCCGCTGATTTCCTACGGCAACCTTGCAGACGCGGCGACGCTATCGGGCGGTTCGTGGGCCGGGGCTTTGCCGCTGGCCAACCTACAGGACCGCATACAAGGCAAGGTCGCGCGCAGCACCGATGCCGCCGCCACGTCCACGCTCATTGACGTTGACCTGGCTGATGCCAGCAAGATCGTGCGCCTGGTCGGCCTGGTCCGACATACCTGCTCGATCCTCGCCACCTACCGGATCACGGCGGGCACGTCCTCCGGCGGGGCCGAGGTCTATGACAGCGGCACCCTGGACGTGTGGCCTGCCGTCTACTCGCCTTCCGATCTGGAATGGGAGGATGACAATTGGTGGTTGGGCACGATCAGCGCGGAGGATGCGCTCGCCTATCCGGTCAGCCTCTGGCACGACACCGCCATCAACAGCAAAGCGCGGTACTGGCGCATCCAGATCACCGATACCGCCAACCCGGCGGGGTATGTGCAGGCGGCGCGCCTGTGGATGGGCCGCGCGGTGTCGCCCAGCATTGGCCCCCGCTTTGGCGCCGGGCTGACCTGGGAGGCGCGCTCGGAGGAGGAGCGCAGCCTCGGCGGGACGCTCTACTTCGACGAGCGTCCGAGTGCGCGTGTCTATTCGTTCGAACTCGGCGCACTGACCAATGACGAGGCGATGGGCTGGGCGCTGGACCTTCAGCGCATCGCCGGGAACAGCGGCGAGGTCGTGATCATCCCTGACCCTGACGACGCGCAGAGCCGGATCAAGCGCGACATTCTCGGGCGGCTCCGCGCGATGGACCCGCTGACGCAGTTTTCCCACGGCTATCAGTCAACCGGCTTCACGGTGGAGGAACTTCTATGAGCGAGGCGGTTAACCGGCTGGCGGGGCGCGTTGCTGCCGACTACGCGAACGGCGGGCACCGAACGGTGTTCGTGCCTGACCTAAACGCTGTGGCGACAGTGGCGGGGGGTGTCGCAGTCGATGCTGCAAGCGCGGCGAGCGCGGCAATCCAGGCAGCCGCGTCTCTCGCCGCTGCGCTGGATCTCACTGGCGGTGCGGTCGATATCGGGGGCGATCAATTGGCGCTTCCCCGAAACACCGAACTGGGGGAAGCGGCGTTTTCCGACGTCATGCAGATGGTCGGGCTGTGGCCGGAAACGCGCGATGCTACCTATCAGATTCTGCCGCAGGATTTCGCGAAGGTCGTCCGCGCGACATCCGGCACGCGCACATGGACGCTGCCGGCAGCCGAAAGCGTGCCTGACGGGTGGTGGATCGTCTTCAAGAACCGCAGCGGCAACAACCTGACCATCAACCGATCCGGGTCGGACACCATCGACGCGGCGGCAACGTCGCTCACCATCGCCACCGGGGCGTCCCTGACGGTCGTCAAGGCCAGCGCCACCACATGGGAAAGCTACTGAGCCATGAGCATCCCGCGCCCCTCTCTCTATCTGAACTTCGCCAACAGCCCGGTCATGGATCGGAGGCTGGCCGTCTCGCGCGCCACTACGGCAGGCTATTTCGACGCTTTGGGCACGTATCGCGTGGCGCCAGCCAACGCACTGCCGCGCGACCATGATCCGGCGACGGGGCGCCAACTCGGGGCGTTCTTCGGGCGTCAGCGCACAAACTCTGTGCTCTACAGCCGAGACCTGACCAACGGCGTCTGGTCCGCCACGACCATGACCACGGCGAAGGACCAGGTCGGGGTTAGCGGAGTGGCATCCTCCGCGTCACGTATCACCGCTTCGGCTGGCAACGCGACCATCCTCCAGGCCGTGACACTCGCTTCGACGAATATCGCCTTCTCCGCTTTCGTGAAGCGGCTCACTGGTTCGGGCGTGATCCAAATGACGCAGGACGGCGGGTCGGCATGGGAGCCTATCACTGTCACCAGCGCATGGACGCGCGTCTCCCTATCACCCGTGACGATGGCGAATCCGACTGTTGGCTTCCGCGTCCTGACCAGCGGCGATTCGATCGCTGTGGATCTGACGCAGGTGGACGCAGACGCGACGCTCGCCTACCCGACCAACCCGATTGAGACGGCTGGCTCTGCCGTCACGGTGAACACTGATGCGGTCTCGGTGCCGGGTTCCGGCTGGCTGAACCCGGCGGAAGGCACCTTCCTCGTGGAATACACGGGGATCCCAGTTTCTGTGACGGGCACAGGCCGATATCCGCTGGCAGTGGGCGTGACGACCGGTGCCTCTGACAACATCCGCCTGGAGTGCGCGGGGTCGTCGCTTCGCTTCAGGGCCTACTCCGGTGCGTCGCTGGTTGCCGACGCGGCGCTCACCGTTGACCTGACGGTCTCCATTCGGGCTGTGGCCAGTTACAAGGCGGGTGCGCACTTCCTTGCCGCCAATGGGGTGCTCAGCAACGTCGTGACAGGCGTGGCGGTGCCGGCTTTCGCGCAGACTCTCTATGTCGGTGGCGCGTCCAATGCCGCCCTGATCTCGGCGTTTCGCGGCCATGTTCGCCGCCTGATCTATTGGCCGCGGCAACTGACCACGGCGCAGTGCCAAGCCCTTTCCGCGTGATGGAGGCGCAACCCATGTGGACCTATTCCTGCCATCGCTTCGCGTCCGAGGCCGCCTACCTGGCGGCTGTGGACGCCGCTGGCATCGCGGATGACCAGACCGCGGTGCCTGATGTCGTAGGGCTGCTGCCGGACCATGCCGGGTGGCACGTCAACATGGCGTGGTACATGCGCGAGATACCGGAGGCGTTCGCCGCAAGCGTGGTCACGCCGGCAAACGCTGCGCGGTCCTTCGCTGAGCCTGAGCAGCCCGAGCCGCCGTCGCTCGCCGATACGAAGGCGGCCGCCTTGCGCGATCTCGACGCCGAGCATGAGGCGTTGCTCGCGCTGGGCGTTCCCTTCGGCGGCAAGGTGGCGCAGATCGACCCCGGCTCGCAGGCGCGGATGGCGCAGGTTGGGGCGATGGTCGCCAACGGGATGCCGCTGGGTGACGGGTTCACCTGGCGGATGGCAGACAACACGTTCCTTCCCCTCGATACCGGCGCCTTCCTGACCATGGCGGCGCGAGCGGCGGGGAGGGTGCATTTGCTGTTGCTGGCCTACTGGGACGCCAAGGACGCCATTCGCGCGGCGAAGGACCACGACGCGGTGCGCGCTGTGAAGGCGGCCTGGCCAACCTGACTGGCCCGCGCGGCCCCGCAACAGGCACGCCTTGGTTGCGCTGTGGATAACGTCTGCAACCTTATGACAATTAACGACGTTCTAACGGCGGTCTCGCGCGCGCGCGCGTAGAGTGGAGGCGATGAATGAGCGAGTGGGGTTCGGACGAAG